CACTTTTATAGTCAGCATTGAAAGGTGCTTCAGTTACAACTTCAGGTAAAACAGATTCTACCTCTTGTGCACTTACACCCACTTGTCGTTTTTCGTTGTCATATCCAAACGATCTAGCCAAATCATTTTCTTTAAAATAATAACCTGTCAAAGCTTTTACTTTTTCTAATGCAGAATCAATCGGTCCTTCAAAGTCTTTTAGACGTGAGTCGGAATAATAAGCTGTGATGTTTGAGGTCGCTCGAATTTCACCCGTCGAACCTGCACCAGTTCCAACACCAAGTGCTGTCATTTGGTATGAAGTATTTGTGATTGTACCACTTGGTCCGGTTGGTCCGGTTGGTCCGGTTGGTCCGGTTGGTCCTGTCGGCCCTGTTCCTCCAGCTGGTCCTGTTGGTCCCGCTGGTCCGTCTGATCCAGCTGGTCCTGTTGGTCCTGTTGGTCCTGTTGGTCCAGCTAAAGCTGCGTTAGTTATAGTTGCTTTTTTAATTGCACTTGCTGACGTGTCGTAAACTGCAATTAAATCTGCTCCTTGAATACTTGTTTCTGCCGGATGTGCTGATACTACGTCACCTGCTACAGTTCCTGTTGTTATGGTTCCCGCAGCTGCAGTTTCAAATTTTTTAGATCCGTTATGAAATAATTCTACCGTTCCTCCTTGTGTAAAGTTTGCCATTGCTGCACTATCATCATTGGATCTAAGAACGGTGCTATCAGAATTTACTTTTAATGTTCCGGTGTTGCCTTTTATAATTGAATTATTAGAGTCGTGAAACAGCTCCAAATCTCCACCTGTAGCATCTCCTATTTCTACCTTGACGTTATCACCAAGTATTAAATCGCCAGTCATTGTACCACCAGCTTTTGGTAAAGCGGCATTAGCCGTTGTGTTTGCATTTGTTGCAGTCGTAGTTGTAGAAGTTAATACAAGGTCCCTAGCAGCAATGTCCACACCGTCTACTGTTCCACCAAGGGTTAAATTACCAGTGATATTTGCATTTGTGCTGTTATCTTCTATAACAGCCTTAGATGCAGGTAGTGTGCAAAATACATCTTTTGTACCTGCTCCAAAATCAACAGCAGCATCACCGTTAGAACTAGAAATAATTGCTGTACGTGAAAGGGTATCAGGTGAAGCATCAGTAACTGTGCCGACACCTATCTCAAAAGCAGAACCACCCTGTGCCTGAATACAATAGTAAGTTGTGTTACTATTACCTATCCCTGCTACAAAAGTTTCAAAACCAGTCTCAGCTCCAGCAAGGTTAATTGTACCTGTGCCCGTGCTTGTGGTCGTCTCCTTGACTCTATCATTTACGACGAAGGCCATTTATCCTCCTATCCTAATCTGATGATCTCTGATCCACCACCGTTTGCTGGGAATTGAATTGTAAATGTTCCATTGGAAGCTGTAAAGTCACCACCAAACGCTAACACAACAACAGCATCATTAGTTGGAGCACTACCATCTTGCCTATAAATCAAAGCACCGTTTGCAGTGAAAGATGCAGAAGTCCAAGACACATCAGCAAAGTCAACAAATGCAGTAGCAGTTCCTGATCCACCTGTTACAGTTGGACTTGTTAAAGCTTTACCGCCTGCTGTATAAGCTGTTCCTGATGAGTTTGTTACTTCGTTTGCTGTTGCATACGCAGTAGTTGTAGCTCCTAAAGACGCTGAAGAAGTATATAGCGCAATGTAATAAGTGGCACCACCATCGAAATCGTGATTACCTTTTAAAAGCTCTTGTTTGAATACATTACAAACTGCCTGTGATATTGCCATAATTTTCTCCTATTAAGGGTTTGCAGATGGTATAGGAATACGCAAAGACCCATCCCTAAACTCATCTCTTCTTTTTTTACCTAATTGTTCTTGAGCAAGTTGTTGAATAGCCTGATTGTAAGACTGTTCATAGACTTGTTGATCTTGTGGAGCTTTCAAGAACTTAAATGCTTCACATAAGCAGGCATACAAAATAACATTAGGAGCATTTACGCTAACCCATGTTTTGGTGTTACTACTTGATAAGCCTGTTTGTTTTTTAGTAATACCTATCTCAAATTTATACACTGCATTGGGCGTAGGCGCAACGACTATTGTGCCCATATCCCAGTTTGCATAATACCTGGGTTTGGCTGATGAGCCTACTTCTGGAGTATCATAATACTCAGCCAAAAAATCTTGATCCACTCTAACCAGATCAAACCGTGTTCTAGGGGCTGTATCCGTATATAATGTGACATATCTGATAGTTGCTATTTCATCTATTGATGGTTTACTAGGATCTGTTGAGCTAAAACCAGGCAGTCTAACAAACCTATTATTAGCTGCTGTGTTACCATTTACATACACATTATTGTCATTAAGCTCAACATCCCTAAATATTCTGTGTTCAGCATGTTCGATAAAGTCATTAATGATAGCATCTGTCAAAACCTGATTATCGGTTTCTGTGTAATCTCTAACCTGTGTTAATAGTTCTGCGTATGTTGTCATCCTAATAATGTAACTGGTCCAACTGAAGCCAGTCTCCCTCCAAACTTTCTTATACCACCACTTTCATAATATTTAAACCCTTTACCTCCAGCAGCTTCAAATTGATTGATATATGTAGTTCTATCATCAATTAATAATTTATTTGCTCCACCATAAGGACCTTTGTTAAATCCTGTGGCGTAATTTCTTGCTGCAGGGGCTCTAGCTCCTGTTAGATTAGCATCTACCCATGTATTTTTTTGAGCAGTAACAGACGCAGAAGTTGTAGAAGATAATATTTCATAAGAACCATTTTTAGCTATAGCTAAATCTATTAAAGCATCTGCCTCAGCCCGCTTACCTAAGTTTTGAAAATAAGTACCAGACGCAGCAATTGCCGCTATCTCTATCTCAGGTGTCATGTCGTACCAGTCACCTCCAGAATCTAACAAACCAATACTTGTAGCATATGTTGCTACCTCTTGATAATATTCTGTAAGAGTTCCATCCAAATCTATATACAAGGTTGTTGTTCCAGGATTACAGTTAGCAGTTAGCCAGTCTGTTAAAATATCATTTGGTGAAAAAGAAAAATTATCGTTGTCTATTTTTGTTACAATATGTCCAGGTGCATAATTTATATCGTGATCCTGTACGTGTGAAACTTCTGGATACGCAGGAAAATGAGATTCTACTTTTCTAAACCTAACAACATCATTAGTTGCAAAACCATGACCTGGGTCATTTACGTTTACAACTGTAGAATCTCTAACGCCTGCACTTAGTGCTGTCGAACTTAATATATGTGCAACTGCTGACTCTACTCTATCCGGTCTAGTGTTTTGTAAACCCTGTGCATCACCCTTTTGTACTTTTGGTTCTAGCTGTGGATGTTTTGGCTCATATTCAGATGTGTGTACAAAAGAACCATTCCATTCTTTTCTCATTTCTTTGTATGGAAAAGCCATACCACTTCTATCAGAAATAGCTTTTGATTTGTTACCTGATGCAAAATTAGACATTTGGGTAATAAGCCTGTGGAGTTATATAGGTACTTGAAGAAGATCCATCTTCTGTTAATGCTCTGTTTAACTCGTCTTCGTAGTACATTTTAAGTTGTTGTGTTAGCTCAGGTTGTACTTTTTGACTTAAATAAAAAGACAAACCTGCCACCATGCACGGAACAAATCTGTAAGGAACGTCAGCTGTATTACTATAACCACCTACATCTTGAATTCTTTTTACAAAATAAATAGCCAAATGTTTATTCGCCGCTGTAGTGTCGGGAGTTGGATAAACTGTAATCATAGTTTTGTTAGAAAATCTTTGTACGTAGTATTGTGTAGGTGCACCTTTAGATAGTTTGTTTGATAAACCAGAATAAGTAGATCTGTTTATTTTGGTAAGAGCAGAATCACTTTGAGTTGTTGCAGCTCTGTTGTCCCTCAATGCTGCTTCTAAAACATCATCAACTCCGTATATGCCGTTTGTAGGAGCTGTAGTTGCACTTGTGCCGTCATCAGCGCTTCTGAAAAAATTGTATTCCGCTTGTCCTTCAACTAAATCTATGCTGGTTTTATCTATTTCCCAATAATGTAAACCCCTGTTAGCCCACTCTTGAAACATAATATTTAAAGAGCGTCTTGCTGATTTTAATTGATAACCACTTACTGATTTAATTCCAACTCTGTCATAGGCTTCTTGTATAACGTCGTCAATTAAGAAACCACTTTCAAAAGTAGTTGTACCCGATGTTGCCATCTAACCTCCTAGTTAAATGTTACAGTAACGCCTGGAGTAGCTGTTAAATCTAAAAACACACCCGTCTTAAATCTTATACCACTTCCAGGAATAAAAACGCTTAGTCCTTCGGTGCCAAATTTAAAAGTGTGAGCCGTTCCTGCTGCAGAAGTATTGTCATACAATACAACAGCTGAACTTGCTGCGCCTTCTGCTTGAATAGATGTAACTCTACAAGGTCTTCCCACTAGCTGTCCGTCGGCTGCTAGATGTGCTGTTCTTTGGTCCGATGTGAATGATCCACCACCTGCCATAATCTTGTCCTCCTAAATGTGTGGGGCCGAAGCCCCACATTAATTACTTATTAGCTTAAGTTATTATTCTGTATGTACAGAACAGTAACCGTAGCGGCACCAGTCGTACCATCACCGTTAGCTGCTGTGAATACAGCGTTAACTGTCTGATCAGATGATCCAATATCTGTACCATCAGTACTTATAGTACCTCTAGTTGTAGCCAAAGCTTTTACGTTTGTGTTTGCAAGATATTCATCATCGTCACCTGAGTGACCGATTTTTACAGTTGCTGTACCACCATCGTTAGAAACAGTTGTAACATTTAAAATTACATCAACGATTTGTGAGTTCGCAGGTATGATTCCTACTGCTGTAGTAGCAGTAGCACCAATTATGTCAATCACGGCTGATTGTGCCATTAAGACGGAACCAGTATTTTTACTTGCTCCTTCTCTTATTGATCCAGCTTTTACTGGACCTGAAAATGTAGTTGTACCCATTTTATATTCCTCCTGTTAATTAACACAGTCGCGAGGCCGTCTGGTCAAGTCTGTGTTTCTTTGAATATACGCTTTTAATGTATTATTTGCAAATAAAAAGGGGCGCCGAAGCGCCCCTCTTAGTAGGTTTATAACCTTAACGATTATGCACCTGGAGATCCGAAGATACCTCTAGGATCAGAGAAGCCGAAGCTGTATCTTTCCCTAGCTTTATATCTAACGTTACCAGTTTCAAAATCGCCTTCCATGGCAGTTTTGATTGGTGCACGAACCATGTGTTTTAGACCGTTAGGAACATCAGTCTTAATGAAGAATGCATCATCATCTGTTAGGAAATTGTTTACCACGTATCCTTGTGGAATCATTCCTTTAGATGCTAGTGCATTTAAATCATTGTCAGCTGTTCCAACTCTAGCCGCAGATTTCATGATTCTTTCAGCTGTAAATTGTAGAGCTGAAGGTATAATTAGTTTCATACCTCTAGCAGCAATTTTTAAGCCTCTTTCATCAGTGAAAGCCGCAATGTCAATCAACGCTTGCTCTAAAGATGTTTCTGACATGTCAGCAGATACTAACAGTTCGTTAACAAATTTTCCTGCAATTGTTGGGTGACCAGCTGCTCTACCGGCAGTTTGTCCAGAACATAGAGATGCTCCGTCACCACCAGCTTGTGCAGTTGCATCAAACGCGTTGTTTAATACTGCAGCAGCTTTAACTTGCTTTGTTTGAGCCATAGATCTAGCTAGTGCTTTTGTGTAACGAGTAGAGATCTTATCATACAAGTTATCTTCAATCGCTTCTTCAGTGATTGCGAACGCGAGAGCAATTGTCTCGTGTTGATATCTTGCAGTGAAAGTCTCTTGCGCGTTGTCATAAGCAACTGCTGAACCTTCCGACTTAACATTAGCTTTGTCGAATCCTGATAACATTACTTCTTCCTCGAATGCTCGATCAGAGTTTTCTGTATCAAAGATTTCTGCGTGTTGGTTCTCGTAGTTTTTGTACTCAAGTCCGAATAATGCATTCAGACCTGGCTCTAGCTCTTTAGCTAGTTGTTGTCTTGATATAGCCATTATTTATGTCCTCCTGCTATTATGCGTACAAGTGTTCGTTAATTAAAACTTTGTAAACTGCATTAGCTGAACCAATTTCAGATCTTCCTTCTTTTCCAGAAAATCCGATAATCATTAAATTGGCACCGTTACCGATACCAGCTGGTCCTGCAGAGTCAAGTTCCATTGCACTTACACCCGTTGTTGTTGAACCTGTGCCTACGACTACGTCTGCTGTTTGCATAACGTCAGCTTGTGCAGATGCACCATCACCCTGTATTTCAAATACTTGGTGTGGATCATCATATACAAATGCGTCAGCTATAGCTCCGTTTCCGCCTGCTACAGATTGATTTTTAAAAGTTGGTTTGTTAGTTGTTGCGTCATCGTATTTGCATCCCCAAAAAACACCAATGTTTGTCGTACCTGTTCCAGCTTGCTGGATATTGCCAGAGTCTGGTTGAACCATGTCGCCCTGGAAAATTGCATTTGCTTCGTTAGATGCAATTTTGTACTCATTGAGTTTTTGGTTAGCGCCTCCGCTGATACTTCCAACTGGATTCAAACCAAATGCGGCGTCTATATTTGCCATATTGTTGTCCTCCTTAAAGGTTTGTTGTTATATCAGTGGTCGAAATATCAAAATGCTATTTCTTTGTACCACCAAAAGTTACACGAGTCTGCCTCTCTTGATTGATCGGCATACTTGGGTGCTGTTCCTTCAAGACATCGTTTTCTAAAGCATCATTACGATCTCGCGTTATTTGACTATAATACGCTTCTCGTTGCTTTGCGAGCTCTTCGGGTATCCTTGCCAGCACAAGGCCACCAACTCCTATGACACCTTCATACTTACCTGATGTTACCGACGGATAATTTTCAGCAGGGTATTCGTCAGCTCTGACAAATTCCCAACCAGATCTCAACTTACCGTTTATGTTTTTTGAGTCGTCTTGACCCATAGACTC